GAATATTGTTCTCCACCACTTGCCATATTTATAATAGCTCCTGAGCTTGTGTCCCTTACTAAATCACTATGTCCTTTAACTGGTATATGCATTAGTAATTATATGATGGCCCACCACTATCAGAACTATTTAAAATTTGTTTAAATAAATCTTCATGTTGTTCCATTATCTCCTCATCTACTTTTAACATTTCATCCATTTGCTCTCTAAGTTTTTCTTGTCCTCTTTCTAGCTTATCAACCTTATCATCAAGCACCGCTTGAGTAGTAGACAAACTAAATGTTTGTGTCATTGTCCAACCACCCAAAGCTATGAGCAATCCAAGAAGCAACATTACAATCTGGTCTTTCATTATACTTGAAGAGCTATAGCCCTAAGTTGTTGTACCTTAGGTATATCAGCTGTATTAGTAGACCTCATTACAATCTTTATTGCAAACAATGTAAATGTTGCTGCAGGTGTAATAGTATATACTGTCTCGTTATAATTATAGCCATCTGAGAATGAAACGACACTTAAATCATTTGTTGCTAATACCCATGCTCCAGTATCAAAGGTTGATAAATTATTACCAGTCTTATAATATACATCAATGAATGTATTATTCGGACGATGTAAATCCATAATTAGTTTAATTCCATCTGATGTACTTTGTAATTCAACTGTCTTAGTTACATATTTTGCTAAGTTAGCACCACCAGCTGCTGCAGTTTCACCAGATGTTACATTATCAATTCTATTTGAAATAGTAATTAATGAACATCTTTCCATATCAATCACTGGTGATAAGTAACTATTGGTTGAAGTAAATGTAGCATCAAGTTGTACTGTATGAGTTGCACCTGCTTTAATTACTTTAGCACTTAATGGTGTATAATCTTCATTTGCAACAATCGCTAATGCAGTTGACCCGATACTTGTACCATTACCTTCAGCTGTATCTTTAATTGTATATGATGTTCCAGTATTAGGTAATATAAGTTCTTGAATAACTGGCTTAAGTGTATTCCATGCTAAACCTTGTGTTGCTTGACATGCCGCACCACCACCAATACCTGTAGAACTACCTGTACCATCTGATACAAATGTATATGAATCTCTTGTGATTGCAGTAATTGTATGTGCTTTATTTAAATGAGTAGTAGTATGACCATTAACCGTTGCTGCAACTCCAGCTATAGTAACCGAATCACCAACAGACATTCCATGGTCTCTATGAGCCACAGTAACATTTTGTGAAGTATCAGTTGTTGTAATTGGATTATTCCCTAATGCTCTTGAAGGCAACGCAGAATTTCTAAGTACTGCATTACGTGTGGTAGTATCAAATTCAGCTCTATGTAGTACAAATGTTAAGTCTTTACCTTGTTCTGCTGTCCATGTTGAAGCATTTGCTGACTTAAATAATACACCGTTGTATGGTTGTTGTGAAATTCTATTACCACTTTGGTCTTCACCACCAACTTCAGCATAGCGTACAGTATAGTCATTTGAATTAGCAAGAATAACAAATGCATATTCAATACCATCTTGTAAGAATACCGGTGATGGGAATGTAAATGAAGTGGCTGTACCATCTATATTTACTGAACCAGGATTAAGTGTTACATCAGAGAATGGAACAACTGTTTGAGTTGGGAATCCATTTACCATTTCACGTATCTGTACTTGTACAGGTATAGCAGCATCTTTACTTGCAAAGTAAAGGTCTAACTTCGTAACAAATTGAGCTTTATCGAATAAGAAAGATTGTGCTAATGGGTCTGAATATGCCACATTACCAGAAGAAACATTTGTTCTTTGTATACGTGGAATACGTGTTGAAACAATAACGTTCTCTCTTGTTTCAATCATTCCAGCAGCTGTGTAATCTGCTGTTGCTGATGTACGAGCTAAAGCTTCATTATTAGTAGAGTCTGAAGTCAGTCTAAATTCTTTTGTTCCTGCTGTAAATTGAGTTGTACTATTATTAGGTACTAAGAATGAACCTGATACAGCACCATTTGCATCAGTCGTTAATGCTCCAGCACCATCTGGGTGAGCAGTCACACTATTAATACCTACGAGAGGTGTAAACCCTGGCTGAGTTTCACTAACATAGTCTGCTACAGCTACACCATCAAAGAATGCGTAAACAGTAGTATCTGGTTTCATACGAGTTGCGGTAAAGTGTACAAGTCTTGACCTCATATATGGGACAAAGTTAACTTCTACTACTCTATCACCTTGCTCAACTCGTGATGTTTCAACTGCGATAGTTGTTTGAACACCTGACCTTGATTTACCAGAGATTTGTCGGTTACCACTTACCCAAACTCTTGACCAAGAACCTCTCTTTCTATATGAATTTCTTGGGCCTTCCCAACCACCTGGAGTATATTGATTGTCCCAATGACCACCGCCACCTGACCAGTTTGTTGTCCATGAACCCCATACAGTACCAAGTTGAGGTTGTAATGCTTGTACCATAGCATCAAATTCACCATCATTATTAATAACAACTTCAGGTCTACGTTCAATATCCATCCATTCATCAGTTGAAGGAGATAATGCCATTGAACCAGTCCAATTAAAGACGTTATAAGGGTTAACATTAACAGTTCCTGAATACTGTGTTTGTGTAATTGCTGCAGTATTAGTATACGGTAATGTTACCAAGTCACCAGTTTTAACTGTGGTTGATGTTGAATGATGTTCTAATCCAGCATTACCTTGAGAAAATCCAGGTCGTAGTGTACGGTTAGCTATATCAACAGAAGCTCTGAACTCAGCAGAATCATTTCTTGACATACGAGTATTTGCAAAACCATCAACTAAATAACCAGCTTTCCATCTTGGATTATATGGTGATGCTGTATCTAAAATTTGTGTATTTTGTGCTTCAGTTTCTAAGAAATTTAAAGCAGTATAATATTCAACTTGATTTAATCTTGTATCAATCCTTCCGATATCACGCATAGTATAACGACGTTGGTCAATAAATTCAATACCAACTTCTTCAGTGGTTAATGTATATGGAGGAATGCTTAATGTAAATAAATGCATTGCATCACTTGGAATGGCAGGAACTCCAGGGGTTCTGTCTGGAATACCTTCGGCAACACCGAAATTACCTTTAGAATCTAAATATATTTTGTCCATTCTTGGTAAGTAGAATTGAATATCAGTTTCAAATTGTGAATATCTTGTAGGAGCAAACGCTGTTTGAGCACCTGTTCCTGTATAGTTACCACCAGTATTATCCATTCTTGGTCTAAAGTCAACTGCACTTCTTAATTCTTGGTCATTATATTTAGGAATGTCTTCGTAATCAACCTGTCCAGTATATGAATCAACTGTAAAAAAGTCACCAGCTGAATGTGAGAAGTAGTCATATGTAACAGTAAGTGCTACAGCTGCAGTATAGTTAGATGTAGACTTTAATGTAATATGACCAATACCATAATGAGTATCTGTTTGACCATTATCTAAATCAAAGTGTTCAGTTACATCAGCACCGCCCGAAGTTTCAGTAATAGATACTATACGATATATGTCTGCATGACCAAGAGCATTCGTACTACCTGGAGTACTAAAATCTGCTCCTGCATTTAGTGAAGTAGACTGATTAGTAACTAATGTTTTAGTCTTTTGGTCTAATGTACGCACCATTGGAGCGATTAACCTAACGGTATCACCTACAGCAGAAGCTGGTAAATTAGCAATTACAACACTAGGAGGAGATGCACTATTATCAATTGTAATATCAGTCGTAGTTACTTCTTCACCACCAACTGTTGAATCAGTGTCATTAATTAAAATCCAATTTGTATTAAGTGATTTAGAACCAAATTGTTCATTGGCAGCAACCGCAGTAAATGTAGCAGTATTTGAACCTGATACAGTAGCTGAACCAACTATACGATTAGTCTCATATCTATAGTTAAAATCAGTTGTACCATCTGTTTGGCTATTACATGTTTTTATTCTTTCGTAAGGTAAATCATATACTAAACTATCTGGACCAAGGTTATATGCCGTAGCTGCACCACTGTCTGCTATTGTTGCAGCAAAGGTTGTACCTGCCGCGGTACCCTCTTTGTCATCTAATTGAGTTGCCGCTGTCATTGTACCAGTAAAATCAAATATATGTATTCTATATCTTGATGCAGATGATGCACCATTACCACTTACACGTTCGATTGACCGTGCACGGCAAGTACCAATTTCTGTACCACCTGAATTCTCAATACTAATTTTACCGAATGTAGTAATGTCAGGTGTGCCAACCATATCTGTAACTTCAATATAGTTATTATGTGTTATCTCTGTAAGTTTATCTGTAACTAATTCTGATGTTCTTGCTTTATTAAAATGAACATTATTAGTTCCTAATTTCTCTATTTCATAACCTCTTACATAAGCTTTTGAAGGGCCAACTGCAAGAGATAGTTTTGTAGCATCAGGACTTGAAGCTTGATGTGTTTTGACAATAGCTGGAAAAGGATTAACATAATAGTTACCTGATTCATCGAACGTTCTACGTGCTAACTCATCTTCTAAAGCATTATAATCAGGGGTCCGTGCATTCTTTGTAATAACACCAGACTCTAATCTAGCTATAAGAACAAAATTACCTGTTGTTGCATTAACTGCTTGAGAAGATAATGCTGCTGTAATAGAATAACGGTGTGCACCAGGTGCGGACTCATTAGGAGTACCTGTGGCATTATCATTTAATGATGAATCACTACCTGAACTAACAAGAGCTTCTGTAACGAGTAAGCCTATATCAAATGATACATCATAAGTATATTTGGATAATACAATTGTCTTAGCTTTAGCTGTGACAAAATGTTTCTTAATATAGTATATACCATCTTCCATAGATACTATTGAACCAAAACCTGTAGCGGCAGATGCTTTTACTTCAGCTGATTTATTAACTCCATCTGTTATAGTTGCATTATCAGCAAATACGGTACCAGATATATATTGCACAAATATTGTAATTGGGTCTGAGCCAGTAGCTAAAACCGCATGAAGAACCTTAGCGGTGTTAGTACCATCAGTAAATTCAGTACCAACTAATTCTGCAACAGTATCACAGTATGCATTAACCGAATCTAATTTAACATAGTCAACTTTATTATGAAGGTGAACCGCACCAGGCACAACAACCGAACCATCCTTAAATATATTGTCTCCCGCAGAAGATATTTGATGTTGTAACTGTGTTTGTAGCTGAGTTAACTCTCGTGCTTGTACAGCCTTACCGGGTCTAAATAATATCCTTTGATATTGTTCTTTAGGACTAAGCGTATTACCTGAAGCTACGCTTTCAAAATCGTCCCAGTATGGTTCTACGTTAAATGCTATTGCCATTTTTCTTCCCTATTAAAATGCGATTACTAATCTTACTGTTTCTACTTGCCCATCAGCCCTCGTGGTTGCCGTCCTATTCTCAATAAACATTACCTCACCTGAATGATGATTAATTAAAGGAACTCCTACTGCCGTACAATCTTGTCCTGCAATTGATGTTCCATCCTCACGGATATTATCTGAAGCAGTGAATGTACCAAAACCAGTAGTTTCGTTTTGTATATAATATATAATACCATTTACTGAATCATATTCTACAACCATGCCCTTAGCACCTGTTACAGTACCTTCAACTATTTGGTCAGCTGGGAATGATACTCCTGTTGCTACAGTTAAGCTCTTACATGTATTATATGCACTTGCTTCTGCAACTTGAGCAATAGTACCCGAACCACTTGATGTAGTAGCAATGGCTTTAAATACTTCTCCAACCACTGGGTCACCACTTGTTGAACCTGCAGTTTCCCAATGCGCATCGGTAGATGTACCCATTGTTAAAATCTTATAAAAGTTACCAACTACCATTGAGCCAGAAGCTGAAAGAGTTGCTGTCTCATTAGCTTGTTCAATTGGATTTTTAATAAGAGCCAATTGTCTAAAGTCATTTGAATCAGGAATTGTACCCGATTCATCACCTGTAAATGTAGTATTAATTGTTACATAATGTGAACGTAAATCATTAGTTGGGTCTGCACCAAATCCACCTGGAGGACCAATCACTGGTCTTACCGCACCACTTGAACCACCGCCACCTGTTACTGTAACAGTAGCGTGGGTATATCCTGTGCCAACATTAGTCATTGTGATATCTGTAATAGCTCCACCTGATACTACAGCCGTAGCTGCAGCACTTGCACCATCACCGACAATAGTCAATGTTGGAGCTGAAGTATATCCAGTTCCTGCTGTTGTAATCTTCATATTATATATTGCACCATCAACTGCGTTAGTCTGTACACTATATTGATTAACTAATGCTGTGTCAGAACCTCCCGGAGGTGAAGCTTTAATATGTCTTGTTGGTATGAATGATGCTGTTAAAAACTTAGTTACATCAGATGTTGGGACTGTAAACATATATTTCCATATATATCCATCTGAGCCTGAGTGATTAATAACACCTGATGTTTGAACACCAGTAGTGTCTGGGTTTGTTGTACTTGTTCCTGAACCAGCCTTTAAACACATATATACATTATTGTTATCTGAGATAACAAAGTATTTTTTGCTTTCTATGTTGGTGTCTTGGTCATCATATTCTACATAAGTTGTACCAGAAACCCAAAGATTTCTTGGTGAACAATGAATAATATCTGTACTAGCAATCTTCTTCATGGCAAACATATTTTCCCACAGAGTATTTGATGCGTAGTCATTTTCATATGGGGTGTCTGGAACCGTATCATCAGTCCATGCATTAGGCCGTCCCAAAGCCATGTAGAATTGATTGTCCGCAAGACTAGCTAAGAACTTATTAGTTGTATCTAATCTAAATTTGCTAGTTATTATTGCTGCCATGTCTTTTCCTTTGTTTTATTTATGAAATCACGAGTGAACTTGCTCCACCCAATCCGAATTGTAAACCTATATTGTTATTTATACTATCTTGCACTGTATATCGAGCAAAATCACTGTTTGGACCTAAATATCTAAACTTCATATTGTCCCAATGATTCCACATGCCTATTCTACCACCACCTGAACCAATATTATAAGTTTCATTTGTAGTTAATGGTGTGTGTGTCCAGCTTATTTCATATAAATTTGAATTGAAATTTACTGGTCCAACTTGGAATGCACCTATATTAAGATTAATTTTACCAGCTGTTGGTAACCAACCATATAATTGTGTTGGTATACCTGAAGTTAATAACTTAACTAGTATTGCAATCTCACCAAAGAACTTAAATCCTGCTGGGTGAACTAATCTTGTAAATGCATTTTTCCAATCTGCTATATTTTTACCAGTCCTAAGAACATATGAGAATTGCTGATAATAATATGAGTCTTGTATGTATTTTTTATCTGATAAGAATCCATCATTGTTAGTAAACAAACCCTTTGGATATGTTTTAACCACATCACCGTTTGATAATGCGCTTGTAAATGTTAACTTATATTTAGTTGTATTTGATTCTGAATATACAGCCTCAGCATAATCTGTGACTGGTGTTTGATATACATTATTGACAAATACCACATCATCATCAAGGTATATTCCATTACCACTATCATTATTTCCACTAACTACTGTTGGTGTGCCACTAATTGTGATTACATTTGTTGGTGTATATGAGGATTGATTACTTTGAATATCAGTTGCTTGGTCTGTCCAGTTTCCATCTGATGGTTCTAATAAATCTACAAATGGAAAATATGTTTCAACCTCATCATCATATATCATTCTAAAAAATGCTGTAATAGATTCTGGTGTACCCCTACTTCTATAAAATTCAATAAGCCTCTTATAAAACATCCTTGGGTCTGTAGCAAAGTCACGTGGTACAGCAGTACCAATCTCATTTTGAAGTTCTGAAAGGAGACTATCTTCTACAAAATCAATATCTCTTTGGATATCTAATGCATTAAGATAAAATCCTGATTTATTTGAACGTTCTAAATAAAGAGCATATACCTTAAGAAATGAAACTAAGTCAGGATATGTCGATTGGACATGTTCAGGTATTAAGTCATCTATGTATGATGATATATTATATTTACCTAGGCCAGCCATTAGTTAGCCACCGTTGTATAGTCAATACCAGCAGTTGTACCACCAGTAGCCATAGTATCTATCTCTCCTGTTATCGTTGCGGTTGAGGTATTAATTGTTAATAATTCATTTCTTGTAGGTGACACATCAGATGATGCTGGCTTAACAGTCACGTCAATTGTAGTTGAGCCTGTAGGTAATGCAGTTGGTTGAAATGAGTTAAGAGTAACTATTCCAGACTCTTCATTCACATCACCAACATTTGCACTTTGTACTAAACCATCTGTATTAACTATTTGAATAATTCGTGTATCACTTGAGCTATCATAATAGTCTTTAAGTTTACAATCAACACCACCAAATGTGAATACGGTTGAAGTCAAATAAGCACCAGTAGTACCTGTAGTAGCATCAATATCAGTTAATGCTTGATTAAATTTAAGAGTATATTTAGTTGCTGTACCAAGAACAGGTGTAATTTTTTTGGTCATTTTTACACGAGTGATATTAGATAGGATAGCAATATTTGTATCATCAATTTTCTTCACAACATTTGAATCTCTATATACTCCATTAAAACTCTTAAGGGTATCATTATTATATGCCACGAGTGTAGTCCTTATTGAAGTTGCTAAACCAGATGCTGTTACTGTAGCAAGGTTAGGATTATATTTAAAATAGACTTCAAGGTCTATATAAGTGTATTCTGGGTCGACAAGAACCGGAGTGATGGATACGACATTTTTTGGCTTAAGAATGTTAGTTTTTATTGTTGTCTTTTGAGCATCAGTTAGTGTTTCAGCAGATAATGGTTTAATACTTATATAAACTTTACCATAATCTGGTACATCATGGTCTTCACCACCCCATACAGCAACAGCTTCAATGTCGGCAAATTCGTTTTTAATAATTGTCTTATAGTCATCAGGTGTAACAGCCCTATTTTGAGATACATGTGAAAGTGGAGCATTAAACTTAATTGCTTCTTTAGTTTCTCTTGGTGCACCACCAGTAGCTTTAGTTACTAATGTGATGGTCTCATCTGAGTTACCAGCAATTGAATCTGTCAATGTAAATGTAGTGGCACCATTAACGTCAGTGCCTGATGATATCTTAGAGTATTCAATAGTAATTATAGCACCATTAAGTGGTCTTTTACCAACTATATTATCACCAAACTTAATTTCATAATATCCATCTCTTCCTTCTTCTAAAAAGTATACTTCACTTGTACCGTCTAAGTTTACCATATTAGTATTTAAAGTATAAACCTTAGATGCAGTAGATGCACTTGAATCTTTCACAGTGACTTTAATGGATTTTGTATTTGCATTAATATCAGGAATTAAATATGTTTCAAAAGTATTATTTTGATATGTGTATACTATAGTTTCTAATGTTCCTTGCTCAATCTCAAGGTTTGAGAATAACCAACCATTAGTTGCATCATAGTTGATGGTAGTGGTCGTTGAATTAAACATTGGATATGTGATACCATCAATAACCGTTTGAAATGTAGTACCCCTTGTCATAGTTAATGGTAGTGGATTATTATCTGCGTCATGATTCCATAAAGGAGTGGCAGAACCTTTAGCCATCTTACAATTTATAACAGCGACCGAGGGCGCTATAGACCTTGGTGTATATCCTAATAGCTTAGCGTGAGATACCACAGAAGTTCGTAATTGAGCTGTGTCAAGGAATGTTTCATTAAGAGCAAAGTTTGCATTCATTGAATTTATATGTGTTACATAACTTAATACGTCAATAATGGTTGCCATTGCTGAGCCTTCATAGTTATAGTCATTGAAGGTTGTATCGGTTGCTTTCATATAAGCAACTAAGTTATTTTTTAATTGGTCAAAATCTAATTCACTTGCTGCTATTCTACGTTCTATTGCCATTATCGTAATCTCTCTATTGTGGTAGTAATATCAAGTACTTCATTACTTGATTTAACTCTCCCGGTTACTGTTACCTTTACTTCATTTTCATCAGCCTTAGCCTGAATATTTGTATTTAATACTTCTATTCTTGGCTCCCAATTACTTAAAGCAGTATTAATTGAAGTAGACATACTTGCTGCTGTTGCTCTGGTCATATTCTCAAATAAATATCTCCTTAAGTTAGCACCAAAATTATAATTAAATGGTCTCTCTCCATGATTAGTTCTTAATATGTTTAATACACTTTGACTTATTGAAGCATTATCTTTTTTTATTCCAACGTCATTGGTATTAGGATTTTGTTTAAAAGCAAAATCTAAATCTTTGTAAGTACTTTGTCGTGCTATTGTTGCCATATATCTTATTTATACTAATTGGTGTTAGGTCCTGCAGTATTTGGTTGGTCAACATCGTTTTCTCCATGTGTATGGTTATTAAGTGTGATACCTTCTGCTGTTAATCTTAAATTACCAGTTATATCAACATCACCATCTAATGTAATTTTTTTACCACTACCAGTTACATCTATTTTTATATTATCAACACCTATTAATGAAGTTGTTCCAGTAATATTAGCTGTCATATTACCAGTAACATCAGTAGTAAGGTTACCACCCACCGCAAGATTTACATCATTTGCTACAGCAATATCTGCTTGACCACTAACAATAATTCTAACATTACCATATACTTCAAGTGTGTCATGCCCTACCACTAACTGATAGTTATCCCTTACAACCCTTTCAATTTTTGTACCATCAGATTGTATTTCATATTGGGTACCACTTTTATGTCTTTCCATTATACGTTCAGCACCAGGAGTATCATCATATTCCTTAGCGTGACCGGACCCTGTTTCATATACATTATTATATGGGTATACCGGCGCAAAAGTACTATCAGGTTCATAGTCACCTTTAGGGTCATCAACATGTGGATTTATACTTCTTACTCTATCATTATTATCAAATGCACCATCGGTCTTAGTGGGAAGTGTACCCATCACCATAAACTCTTGTTGAAAATCATCTAAAAATATACCACAAACTAATGAACCAACTATTTTAACATCACCAATTGTTACGCCATCAGGCAATGTATCGCCCTCTTCCCATAAAACTTCTGCATTTAAATTTACTGAATGGCCTTGACCACTTATAGCCGGTGTATCTCCAGGCATCATAACCTGTGACCATCCAAGGTCTTTTGGGTCTATGGCATCATGACAACCAAATACAGAAACCTTAACTCTTCCAAGTTTTTCTGGGTCTACATTATTTTTTACTATTCCAAAATACATTATTCTCTTATTAATCCTACGTCTTGTGTGTAATTAAATTCTCCACCATCTAATGTGATTTTGTGATTGATATTAGAAACTATATAATTATTATCTTGTCTTGTAGTAGAAATATTGCTTCCTCCTTGGTCAGTTAATACACAAAATCCAACACCAAGGCCTGGTACCGGTGTCATATTATTAACTTTTAAATATTGTCCTTGAAGTACTCTGTTTTTAGCATTATATGCAGCCACAGCAGCCGGGTCTTGAATGGTACTAAATATGCTTTGTGTATTATCATCATATAATTTATTTGATAACTTATATCTAGTTTGTGAAAGTGATTTGGTTGCTTCAATCGGTGTTAATTCTTCCTTTTTAGTTTCATCTAAATGTATATGCTTAATTTTAGTTCCCCAAAAACCTGCAGCTAATTTTTGATAAAAATCTTTTTGAAATTCCTCTAATTTAAAATCATTTGATGTACCCACTTCATTTAAATTAGATAAACCATCTTGTTCACTGCTAGTACCAGCCATAGTATGTTTTATTACAAATTTATTGTAATGAACATTTGTACCTATTTGTTGACTTTCCATAAAATAATTTTTATCCATATAGTCAAAAGAAGATAATCTTGATGCTCCTTGGTCCCAAAGCCTTTGGTATAAACAAAATCCAGTTTGTTCATCATCATACATCGTTTTTAATATATTGTCTATTGCAACTCCTGCTTTAACAGATGGAACAATATATCTACCCTTTGTAACCGCTTTTGAATCAACACGTAATGGTAAATGATTCCCTTGAGTTTCATACCACATCGCTTTTAATATTATATGGCTTGGTCCAGAATATACTTGATTAAGACTTTCCATTTCCATATTTACTGATGGAAAACTAATAAAATGAATAATATATGTTTTGCCTAATTTTTTTATATCCATATTAGTAATACCATTACAAGCAAAGATATTATTACAAGGTACTCCAATATAATTAAAATTTATTTCAGCAGAAGGTTGGAAATGAGCAATAAAAGTATCATAAAAATTTATATTATCTTGAACTACAAAACTTCCTCTAATTCCACCATTTAAACTTTCATATAAAGTTAAACTAAGAACCATTCTGCTTATATCAACACCAGCAACTTTTATTTCTAATGAGCTTATGTTTAACATTATACACCCATTACTTCAATAAACTGATTTGCTACTTGTTGAATATACTCCGGTTTAATTACTTTTAAATTCCTATTTTGTTCGGTTACAGCCGACTCATAATCGATATAACTATATGCAGTTGTGCCAGCTAAACGTCTTGGTACCCATGCTCCGGTTGAATCATCAACATGATGATGAGGAGCATAGGCTTGTGATTTAACAAAATTACATGCAACAGAATCTTGAGAATTAATACCCTGTATAGTTTCACCAGCTATAGCAAATGTACCTGATGTTTTTTCAATAACAAGGTAACCCATATTGACGTGTATCTCTTTAAGAATACCTTGTGCACCAGATACAGAACCAGTAACTGTCTCACCTAAAGTAAACTTATCATTGAGGTCATCATCAGTATCACCTGCAAGGTATTGATATTTATTTGTACAGTACTCTACTAATTGAGAATATTTCATTGGCCAATCATCCCATATATTTTTTAAGTGTGGATTAAGTAGTAAGAATGTCCAATGATATTTGTCGTTATTATATAATCGTTTGCTTAAATGGTCTGGCCTCTCGCCATCTATAACCTCTATAGTTTGATAATAACTAGCACTATTAATTAATTCATCAGAAACTTTTGCTTTTGATGTTAAATTTTTTAATATATCTAAATTACCAGATGCATCTATATCTATTGCCGCGTTGCTTATATTTGCAAAATACATATTAATATCCTTCGTCTATATTATGTTGATATATTGGAACTATCTCTTTAAGTGTTACACCAAATTTAATTTCAACTGGCCTATTACCTTCGCTAAAGAATGAAGAATTATTTGGATTATAATTAACATTAACTGATTCAATATAACATGGAGGGA